CAGCGCGGGATGCGTTGCCCTTAGTGGTAGGACCGAACAGGCCGCCAATGGCGCCACCAACAGCGCCGCCAACAATTGGACCGAAAGGCCCCAACACCGGAATCAGCGCAAAGCCTGCCGCCGTCCCAATCCCCGCACCAATCGCGCTGCCGGTTGTGGGGTCTGCCGTGCCACGAAGGCCGCCTGTGATGGAGCCGGTCAACATGCCCGCGCCGAAGCCCAATGCGGCAGAACCAGCGACGGCGCCGATACTCATGCCCGGCAAGCCAACCGCCGCTGGCGTAGCAGGCCCCATCATGCCGCCGGGCATGGCTGCCAGCGCGCTGTTTGTGGCGCTGGCTTGCGCTGCCGATCCAAAAATAGGCATTGCCAGAAAACTGCTTGCGCCAACGCCAACCCCGCCAAGGCCAAGCATTTCCATAAAGCCGCCACCGCCGCCGCCACCGGAAAGGGCTTGCCCGGCCTGCATTACTTGGCCGGGATTGATGCCACCGCCCGCCCCACCCGGCACACCGCCTTGCGGGAACGCGCCGTAGAGTGTGGGGCGGCTGGTGCCGAAAATGGAATTAGTGATGGGCGTCACCACAGCCAGCTTCAGTAGATCAGCAGCGATGCTGGCAATCACGGCCTTGGTCAGGCTTTGGAAGTCCAGCGCTGCCTTGCCCCCCATGACAAAGGCGTTGACCAGGCCGGTGCCAATCCGGTCCAGCGCGGTTTCGCCGACCTGCGCCAGGGCATCACGGGACCGGCGGGCGAATTGTTCCGCCTGGCGCGCGGCCTGTTCCTGCGCTTCACGCGCTGCGCGGGCGGCGGGGTCCAGCGCGGCCACGGCGCGGTTATATTGTTCCTGAGTGATGCGCGCGGCGCCCAACGCGGCATCGAGGGCGATCACTTGCTGAGCGTAGCGTTCCTGTTCCGATGCGGCATTGCTGGCCAGCGAAATGCCGGATTGCACCAGGCGCTGATATTCGCGTTCGGCTTCGTTGATTTCGGCGCGTGTGTTGCGGCCACCACCGCCGCCACCGCCACCACCACCAGGCGGGGTGTTAAGGACTGAGCCTGCGGCTTCATTCAATGCGCCGATCTGGCCCTGCAGCCAGCGCAAGCGATCATCAAGCTCTCGCACTGCGCCTTGGCGTTGCCGCAGCTCCGCTGATGTTTGCTGCACCCTAGGGTCATTGGCCGCGCGCTGCCGAATGCCCTCAATTTCCATTTGCAGGATGCGTTCGCTTTCTTCCGGCGAGATAGAAGACGCGCCACCGATCTGCGCCGCTTCACTTTGCCTTTGCGCCCGGAATCTCGCTTCATTGAAACCAATGCGGCGGTCAAATTCTCCTTGAAGGCTGGTGATTTCACTGGAAAGCGCTTGCCGCGAAGCTTGGCCGGCGGTTGCCAATGATTCCAGAGTGCGCACTTGAGCGCGCACAGCCCTTTCCGCGGCGGTTTCGGACAGCCGTGCAAATTCGAGCAAGACATCATTAACTTTTTTGAGCTCATCCGCGTTTTCGCGGTAGCGACCGGTCAGCCAGTCAATCGTACCGCCAAAGGTTTTGCTGATCGAGTCCCAATTTTGGAAAATGGCATAGGCAGCACCAGCCACAGCCACCACGCCACTGATTGCCCCAGCCAGGCCTGCGCCAGTGCGCAGGGCGGCTGCAAGCCCAACAGTGCTGCGCGCCAATTCTTCGAACTGGCGGCCGGTGTTGGCAAGATCGCCATTGATCTGTCCAAGGCCAGCGCGCAGCGCATCGCCCGCAGCCGCCACCGAAGCCACGCCCCGGCTGGCAGCCTGCCCACCCACTTCCAGCTTGCGCATGGCGGCATCGCCTGCCTGGCCAAGCTGTTCCAACTGCGCGCGCGCTTCCTGCGCGCCATCAAAACTCAGCCGGATGGAAAGGCGCTGATCGGAAGAACCGCTCATGAAAGCCTCCCTGCAATGGCTGCGTTGACTTCACGTTTTACTGCCCGGCGCGCGGCTTCAGCCGGGCCGGAAATGTCAAGCAATTTCTTGCCTTGAATCTGCTTGCGCAGTGCAAAAAGCGGCAGGCCCTTCGGCTGATCCGGCGCGTAGAAAACCGCCGTCAGGCCTTCGCCCTTCTTCGCCTTCATGATCACGATGCGGCGGCCTTCAACTGGCGCGTTGCGCCCCCTTGGCTTGGCCTTCGCCATAAGCGGGCCGCGCTTGGCGTTATGAGCGGAGACCACCACGGCGCGCAGCTTTTTGGCCGCTGCGTCAATTTCCGAAACCTTGCGCCGCTGGCCGGCTGGCACCGCGCTTCCCTTGCGGCTTTTGGTGGAATAGCCAAGGCCAAGATGGATGGCGGCAGGCAGGGCAATAACCAGATACTGAACACGCGCCGCGCGAATGGTGCGGCTTTCATCAAAAGCGCGATGCAGGATGGTGCTTTTGGAATACACCACCGCCGCCGGGTCCATATTGGTCTTCGACCGGCGCTTGGGGTACTTGTCCAAGCGCCAGGCTTTTTCCAGCCCTTCGCCCAAATTGGCGCGGCGCACCTGGCTGCGCAGTTCCGCCTGAAGCGTTTCACCCGTGCGGTGAATGCCATCGCGCAACCCTGCCGCCAAAATTTCCTGGCGCTGCTTGATTTCATCGGAAATCAGCTTGTCAGCTTTCGCCAGGATTCTCATTCACCGCCCCTTCGCCGTTTCTTCGCCGCTTCCAGTTCAGCTTCAATCCCGCCCAGCGTGCGGAAGGCATCGAAAACCCATGCCGCCTGGTCCGCCACGCCGCCTGCATCCGGCCAGGCGGCATAGCCACCCATGCCAGCGCGGCAGGCAAACCAAAGCTGCACAAATTCAATGAAGGCCCGCGGCGTGGTGATGCGCGGGTTTTCTTGCACTTCTTCATCGCCGATCAGAAACGCGCCCCCATCGGAAGCGAATCGGCCTTCTCCAGCGCCAATGCCGTGAAGTGCGGCAAGGGCGCCTTTCAGTTTTTTTCCTGGGCCTTGGTTATCTGCATCAGGTCAATCGCGGCGGCGGCGATGATGGAAAGGTCTTCTTCGCCGCATTCTTCCAGCAATTCATCCGGCACCAGGCCGCGCACGCGGGCAAAGGCGGGCAGCAGGTCAGAATTCCAGCCGCGCAAGGCGTGCCGCGCGGTCACCAGCGGCATCATGGAAAACCAGCGCACCTGGTCCTTCAGCATGGCGGCATAGGCAGGCACCATGCGCGCGGCGGATTCCATGACGCGCAGTGCATCTTCATCGGCCTTGGCCATCGGGTCCGCGCCATCGGCCTGCGCCGCTTCAGCGCGGGCAATCACCGCCAGCAGATCAGCCAGGTTATCCGGCGCCAATTCCTTCATGGCGCTGGCCAGGCCTTCCAGCAATTCAGACCGCATCGGCAGGCGGCAGCCTTCGCCGGCCATATCCGCGCGGTAGGCGGCGCGTTCGCGGATAGTCAGCGGCGCCACATCATAAATGGCGCGGCGGCCTTCCACCTTGCGGTTGGATCGGCGCGACAAAACGGGTTCTTCGGATTTCATGGGGCATCCCTTGTCGGAGGGGTTTTGGGGTGGCGCAGGGGCCGACACCCCTGCGCCGATGCAACGCGCGCCGCGCCGGCAGAAGGCGCAGCGCGCGCGGCCTTGTTCCGCTGTCGGACGGAACCGGATTAGAAGGCAGTCACGAAAACCGGGCTATCCGCGCCATCGGCCTGGAAGCCCATGCTGTCCACGCCAAGGCTGCCACGGTCCCCGGGGTTCATGGCCGTTGCGCGGATGGAAGGCAGCACAATGGCAAAGCGGTTGCCCGCCGCGCTGCCCAGGATGGCCCCGAGCACCATGTTGTTGCCATTGCGGAAGTTGTTAAAGCGCGTGACCGAAACCGTTGTATCCATCAGCGGGTCAAGGCTGCCCGATACATCGCGTTCCACCGGCACGGCGGGGTCATAGCCTTCGGTTGCCTCCGGGTTTTCCGGCAGCACCGTGGCCACGCCAGCTTGCACCGAAAGCGCGCGCACGCGGGCGATGGTGCCATTCATGCGGCAGGCACCGGCCACAAAGCGCGGCGCGGTTGGGCGAATAACCGTGTTCCAGCCTGTGGGCAGCGCGGTCGCGCTGTAATCCAGGAAGGCGCCCACCAGGTCAAAGGACAACTGGCCAATGCCACCTGTGGTGAGATCAAGCGACCACGTACCCAAGCAGCCCGTAAAGCGCCAGCGCACGCCATCCGCGAAGAAGTAAATGGTGCAGGTCTTGAACACCGCTTCATCACTGGTTGGGCTGTAACGCTGATTGATCGGGATCTGCGCGGTTTGCGTGACCGTGAAGGGAGTGGCCACGGTATGGATCAGCGAAGCCACGCGGCCCGCCGTGTAATCCGCAATAGCGCTAAGCGCCGGCTGGTCGCCGGTGATGGCACCCAGGCTCAGCGGCATGCCGCGATAAAGCTGCGCTGTTGCGGCAAAGGTGGCGCCAAGCGTCACGGCAGAAGCGCCACCGGCAGTCAGCGCCAGCGGTGCGGCGGGCACGGCGGCGGCTGTCAGCGTTTCCTGCATAGTGGAGCATTGCATCAGCTTGCCCCATTCGGGCGCCGTGCCAGCCACACCGGAACCACGCAGCGGCACGGTCAGGCGCAGCCGGGGCCGCAGGCCACCCACAATGGCGGGCGCGCGGTCCAAGCTGCCGGTCATTTCATTGTTCGGCACCGCGTTTTGATCAAACTGCACTTGGCAGTCAGCGCCGATCCAATCCACATTGGCAGGCGTGCCCGCAATGGCATCAGTGCCCGGAGTCACTTCAATTTTAACCGCCACGGCGGCGTTGCGCAGCCGCACCAGATTCGTGCTCATGCTCTATCCTTTCAAAAGGTCAGGGTGCGTAAGGGCTGGCCGCCGGCGTCATTGCCAAGGCCTCAAAGCTTGCGTTGAATTCACCTGCCGGGGCGGCGGATTCTTCAATGCTGTAAAGTTCGAATTCCGCGCCGGTGATGTTCGGCTGGATGGTGGCGGGGCCCAGATCATGATTTTGCAACGCGGCAATCACACGCGCATGCAAATCCGAAAGCGCTTGTTCGGCAGCCAAATCCGTAGCGGCCTTGATGTAACCCGCCACGCTGAAGCCGATCCGCCATTGGGTTTCACCGAAGGACATATCCTCATCAGCATCCATGCCGCCGCCAGTGACAATCACCGCCGGGCATTTGCGAGGGTCCAGCGGCGCGCGATGCGCGCGCAGCACAGTAACACCGGAAAGCTGCGCGGTCAGGCGCGCGGCGACGGCAACCAACACCGCTTCACGAATGGGGGTAGGCATCAGGTGTCTTCCGCCAGCATCAGGCGCCAGGTCAGGCGCAAATCATCGCGTTCCGCTGATTCAACGCGGAAGTTTTCGCTGCCCATATTCAGCAGATCGCCGGGTGAAGGCTGAATGGGGACATCAGCCACCAACACATCCACCATGCAGGCGGGCTGCAGGCTACCCATGCCGCCCGCGGGGCCAAAGGCTGGTGCGATGGGGGCGGAACGGATCACGCGCAGCGCCTGGCCGGGGCCCGTGCCGCCGGCGTAATAGGTGGCGCCTTCCGCCAGATCATCATCATTCAGGATCGTGCGGAAAGCGTCATCCCATACAGTCATAAGTCAGGTACGCTTTGCCAGGGCGACCACGCCCACATCATAATTCGCCAGCGCGCCAGTTACGGTAATCGAAAGCCGCACAAAACCACGGCAGGCGCCCACATTGAAAGCCAGCCGCTGCGCAGAAGGGCCGGTGGTGACAGAAGCGAAAGCGGCGCCGACAATATCCGCCCAGCCAGTTGAACCATTCGCGCTATCCTGCAGCTTCACGGCCAGCGTGCCGGCCGTGGTCGCAATGGCCATCAGAATGGCCGTAGTGACGCCCACGTAGGTCCGCACATCCACTGCGGTTGTAAAAACTTCAACACCTTCCAGGCGCGAAGTCATGGCGTCCAGAATCAGCATGTCGCATGACCCGTTCGGGTCTTGAAGCGCGGTCATGGCATCACCCTTCCAGCGGTTCATCCACCGCAATTTCGGCCTTTCCTGCGCTGATGAGCATGCGCGCGAAGGCAGCCGGCACTTCCAGAATTTGGCCCATTTGGTGAATTTCATGAGCAGCGGAAAACTGGCGAAGCACGCGCACACGCACGCCATCCGCCAGCACCGGGGCAGCAGCGGCGGGGGCTTCTGCCCCCGCCACCAACGCCGCGGCCTTTTCAGCCTTCGGCATCAGGTGATCGCCGTGGAATAGCTGAAGCTGCCCGCGTAGCGGAGACCAATATCAACCGTGTAGAAGGCGCGCACCCCAGTAATACCCGCTGCGAAATTCGCATAAGGATTCACTTCAATTTCAAGCGCGCCCCATTCCGCAATCACAAGCTGGCTGAAATCACCAAACAGCATGCGACCGGCGGCGATCTGCGTGGAAGACATGGCGCGGAAGCCGGCCACAGTGCCATCCATCAAGCTACCTTCCCAAAGCGGCGTATCGGTATTGGTGAAACGCGAACGGCCAGATAGCAGCGCGGCCACTGCGGGCGTGGCGACATAACCGGCAGATGCCGGATTGACCAAGGCGTTGGCAGCCAGCACATCGGTCTGGAATTCCACAACACCCGAATAGGCCAACGTGGTGCCGGTCACGGCACCAATGCCGGAGGTGCCGACAATGCCAAGCGGCTGGCCGCTGGCGCCGGTGCCATTGATGGAAGCATTATCCACCGCCAGCGCCACCACCGAAGCCAGATCGTTCATCACAATCATTTCGGCAGACGGCGAAGACTGCATCATCAACTGACGGGAAATTTCCGTATAGGCCGCGACGTTCTTCGGGCTCAGCGCCATCTGGCCGAAAGTCTGGTCCGATTCGGAAACTGCCGTGGCTTCGTTCGCCAACCAGGCCGCCGTGGCAGCGCCGGTTTGCGTCGGAACCGTGACGTTGCCGACCAGGCCAGTCAGGCTGGTGGCACCCATCCGCATTGCCACGCTGCGCGCGCGCAGAATGTCAATGAAGGACATGTTTTCGGTTGCGACCAAGCGGCCACCGGCAGAAGCCGTCACCGCAGAAAGGTCGCGCTTTTGGATGTCCATCGGCACGAAGAAGCTGCGCTTGCCCTGCTTGGTGAGAAAGCGCTTGGAAAGTTCCCTATGCGCTTCCAGTTCCAGGCCGGCTTCAGACCAATCATTCTCACGCGCGGCATTCAAGGCCCGGAAAAGGCTGTATTTGGCGATTTCCTTCGGCGACATATCCAGCATGGCAGGCGCCACGCCAAGCGGCTTGGCTTCGCCCTGGCGGGCAATCAGCACCTTGCCGCGGAAGGCTTCCAGGCTTTCGCCCCTCAGCACCGCGTCAATACCCTGCTCACGCACATTGGCCAGCGTGGCCAATTCCATGATTTCCTTCTGGCGGCGCGCTTCAGCGCCATCATCAATCGCCCGCGCGGCGGGCGCTTCCTTTACTTCCGGGTCCATGCCGGTCTCCTGTGTTTTGGGTTGCGGTAAAACAGAGGCCGGCGCTTCCCGCCCCACACCAACGGTCATGTCGGCAGGGATGGAAACCAGGCTCACTTCCAGCGGACGCCAGCGCACCGCGCGGTAGGTTTGGGGTTCACCCTTCTTCGCGGGTTCTTCGCGAATATCGAGCAATTCATAACCAACCGACACATTGGTGCGGATACCATCCGCCACATCGCGCATCACTTCTTCGGCGCGCGCGCTTCTTCCGAAGCGCACCACAGCCCGGGCCTTCCGGTCTTCGCCAAGGGTGACGCTTTCCACCACCCCCACCTGTTCGCGGGGGTTGTGATCCAACAGCAGCGGCGCGGTGCCGCCGCCAATCCAGGCTTGATCCATTTCGCGTTCACCATGCCCCAGGACTTCAATGCCCCAGGAACGTTCCACCGGCGCCTCAGACGAAAAGGCCAATTCAATGCTGCGCGTTTCCTCATTGAGGCTGGCGCGTTCCAGCGCCACCGTGCGGAAGCCGCGGCGGTCAAAATTCTTCGGCAAGGGCATGGTTCAATCCTCGTCGTCTGCGTCAGGTTCCGTCGGCGCGGCAGGCGCGGCGGCGGGCGGTATCAGATCGCCCATCAGGGCTTTCTCGGCCTTCAG